TCTGTGTGACCTGAAATAAATTAGGTCTTGCACCGCCACCAATTAATTGGCCTTTCATATCATCTACGCCTAAAATAGCCATTAGTTACCTCCTGCAATTTCAGAAAACTCTACGCCAGTTCTCGTGGCGATAAAGTTTAGTGTTATATAGTTAATAGATCTTGCAGGTTTGACATAAATATCAGCAACAAACTTATTGGTATCAATAATGTTTCCTGTGTTATTTGTGCCATCACAAACTACTTTAAAGTCCGTAATACCTCTACGACCCTTAACGTCTCTTAAAAATGGTTCAACCATGTTTCTGAATTGAGCCCTTGTAAATTCATCATTAAATTCGAATAATGATGCTTTCGATGCTGTGCTAACAGCCTTCTCTAATACGATAAACAATCTACGAACGTTAATTCTATCGAACGCTGATGGTTTAGCTTGTAGAGTTTTGTCACCAAATAACACTGTACCCGCACCAGGAAATGTAACAATAGGGTTTACACCTGTCTTGTATAGAGCATCTCTATCTGCCTGATTAGGATTATATGCTAGTTTAGTAACGTTACGAACATTACCACGTGTAAAACCTGCCGGTGAGAACCAAGCATCAGCAACTAAGTCGGCGTTAGCCGTTAGTCCTGCTGTTGATCCAGCCGCACAAATCCAACGATATACATCATTGTACTTGTCATACACATATAGAGAACCAGAATCCGCAAAGCCATAAGACGTTGAGGTTGCTCCTGTTCTCCATGCTGCTATTGCTGTTAAAGCCGCAGCCGCTGTTACATTTACTGTTGCCGCTCTCTCTGGTGAGACAAAGCCAACCGCATCTTTTCTTGCTGCACATAAAGCTGTAATATAATTACTTAGTGTAATATTATCAGTCGCGCTCAGTGAAGAGTTTGATTGAAACATTAAGCTCATGTCCATTGTTTCTGCATCGGCGAAATATGCAAGAGCTGTAGTAGTCTCACCTACAGTTAGTACATTATCATCAATACCACCACTTAAGGCAATATAAAATGATGCAACATTTGTAAATGCATTACTAGTTGCTGATTCACCTGCATCTGTCAAAGCTGCTGGGTGATTACCGATATAGACCCATTCTGACTGGGAATTAACGACATCTTTATAGTATAAAGATTCTCCGCTAGTGCCCTTAACATCACTTGCTTGCGATAGATAAGTAAACTTTTCAAGTACGGTACCTTCTGTACCAGTAATTGTTCCGTTTGTATCATAAACAAATATGTGTATTTCATCATTAGAACCGCCTACCGCTGCTGCTCCTGCTGATGTTCCAGCTATACTTTCAACATGTGTTGCTTGCCATGCTGTTAGTGCTTGTGTTGCTGTCGCGACGGATACACCCACCGCGTTACCTGTAACACCAGGGTATCGGGCTTGCGTCCAGTCTCCTGCTGCAGGTGTTTGACCGTCAAATACGGTCTTGTTTTGTGATAGAATACCAGTACCTGATGCCGTGGCATTTAGTGCTGATGCTCCTACAGCTCTGACAACCTTTAAAGCGCTGCCATAACTTAGAAATTGGGCTGCCGTGAGAACACTTTCAAAAGTATTCGCATCTGGCTTTCCAAACGTTTCGATCAGTTGTGTTTCCGATGATACAGTGACAACTTCATTAACAACTCCCCAGGCAAAACTTCCAGCCATGGCTCCTGATGTTGTTGATACTGACGGTACTACATTGGTCAAATCGATTTCTTTTACCTGTACTCCAGGCGAAACTAGATTAGCCATCTAAACTCCTTCATGTTATTGATAAGATTATTCATAATAAGGATTTTCTCAATATACTTATTTATACTACTTAAGCTTTCCATATTTGCCAACCCTTCCCAAATGGGTGGTCATCATCATTTTGCTGTGGTATAATACCTACTGGTATGACTTCATCTTCTAATTGTTTAACTTTTTCCTTGTATAACATTTGTTTCATATCTACATCGGTCGATTCTGCAAAGAAAGGAGTAGATGTGAACCATCCAAACAGTACTAAATTCATCATGAGGTCGTCATTTGAATTATGATCTGCTTGGTAAGATGATCCTTTTGCTACAAATGTACTCATCTCTCTAATTGTTTCTTCGTCTTTTATTGCTAATTTCTTTTGCTGCATAATATCTCTTATATTAGAACAGCCAATTCTTTTAATTTTAGCAGTCATATTTACACCAATAGCATTCGCTTTAATCATAGACTCTACGAATACGTTCTCATATTCTAATTCATAGTATAAACCATTACATACTACTTGTCCTGCATCGTTAGATTCAATCACCACATAACACTCATTATAATGTGTAGCATACTTGTATATCATGTCAGGAAGTAATAAAGGGCTTATCATGTTATCACGGTACGTACACACCTGCACAAAGGGGTTACATGAGACATCTATGACTGTAAATGTGGAATAGTCTTGGCCTCTTCCTCTAGATACGTCAACAAACATTAAATAATTATGGCCTTCCTCTGGTTGATTCCATATCTTTACATTATTAAGCATTTCTATAGGATTCATAGCTCTTAGTGCTAATAAGATATCTGCAGATATTAATGTATTACCTGTACCATGGAATGAGTTGCCAAACTCTTGGTCAAACTGAAGTTCAGATGTATTCTCAATAGTCATCTTCCTCCATTTCTCATCTCTTCCAGGTACATCCCACCAGTCTACACGCGTGGCATCAAATTCATTTGTTCCTTGAAGAGCTCCTTCATATAGTTTATGGAACATATTACCTATACCATTGGCTGTAGATGTGATAATGATCTTAGATGTTTTACCTGATGAGATAACCGGATAGGTTGATGTATAAAACTCAGCGGCGTTATCTACAAATGCGAACTCGTCAAGGTATACAAGGTTAAGTGACATACCACGAATAGAGCTTGATGATGTTGCTGCTGCGATGATTCTACTATTATTTGAAAAGCCTATGGACTTCTTATTGAGTGCATTACAACCAGGTTGTAAAAAGAATGGCAGATTTTCTAACATAAGAGTAATCCTACCAAGCATTTCTCTAGCAATAGCTTCCTTATTCGCTAGGATACCTACAACTTGTTCACCTTTAAAGATAGCATACCATAGAAGATACGCGACCACAGCAATGGATTTACCACTCTGACGACATGCCAGAACGATATTAAATCGATTGGCAGTAAATGTATCAAACATTTTCTCTTGATATGGGTATAGGTTAAAGGGTATTAAGCCTTTATCGAGGTGGATTACTTTACAATATTGTTTTGCAAAATACTTAGGGTTCTTTAAACACTTTGAGTATTCTAGTAATTCCTCTTTAGTCCATGGGTGTTCTACATCAGCACCCCTAACATTAGGATTGCCTAAGTAGTTACTCTCTATCATCTATCAAATAAGTCCGGTTCGTGTTCTATTACCTTTTCATCGCGTAGCATCTTCTGTAGCTCAGCTGTTGAGCCAATAAAAACATTGTTGTTTGTTCCAGTAAGAGCAGGAGTATCATCTTTATCTTGTTCCTTTTTACTCTTATGGAGTTTAAGAATCTTCTCGCCTATCTCAGCATTATTTTTAATTAACTGACCAAGTACTTCGAATGCTCTTGGGTGTTCTGACTCGCGAGCAAGGTCAAGCATTAATTCTATTGCTTCATCACCTTGCTCCGCTAAGTCATAAAATTGTTTCCTGACTTTCTGATAGTCGGAATCAGTTTTAGTGTTCGTGCCAGTCGATATGGGCTTCTGGGTTTTCATCTCCATGCTCATGGTCGTCTTCGTGTTCCTGTGGGTTCTCATAATCTGTATTCCATAATTCCATTACACCAAACTTTGTACGGCTCTCATCTTTATTACCGCCCTCATAAGGTATAGCTAAATTTTCTTCAATAAGAGTTTGGTTAGCATCTTTGCCATTTATCTCAATCGTACCAAGTACTCTTCCGAATTTACCTTTCTCCATATCTTCTGTAACTAAAGTAAACTCTCCATTTGTTTCTGCTAATAATTCTATTAGTCTATGCTTTGCAGCTAATCCCCAAGATTTCTCTTGCAAATTTCTTGTCCTACTCTCAGGTGTATCTATACCCATTAAACGGATGCGATCCCTCATGAATACTGAAAAACCTAATTCTATATCTGCGTCAATGGTATCACCATCAACCACTCTTACTAGTTGTGCGTTAAATCTGAACATTGTATTCTCCTCTATACGTCAGTGTCAAAAAAGTTAATCGTTTCAGTGTATGGTTCTTTAAAACCACCAGCACCATCGCTAGTAGTAGTACCATCCACCGATTGTTGCTCAAATTTATGAGTTGTCGGATCAACATTCTCTGAATAATCAACTTCTGTTTGGAGAATTTGTTTGCTCTTTCCTATACCCCTATAATAACGAATACGAGTTCCGAACTGTAATGTATATATTATAGCTCTTCTCGTAACTAAATCACCCTCATAATCATCATTTAAGGTGACACTCTCTAAAACTATAGGAGTGTCGGTTGTGATATCCATACTTGGAATATCTTTTATTGTTACTGTGTATTCCGGTTGGAACATTGGCAGTATCTGTTCTAATAGCTGCAACCCTTCATCTTGTGTTGCAGACATAATATTTAATTCGAATCCAACTTTATAAACAGCGGGAGCTCCTAATTTATTAAGTTGTAATGTGTCCCCTGTTATAACCTTTGTATAATTCTTATGTTTAGACACACGTGCATTTGCGTCATATTCCATACTTGAGATTTCAAATGATATACGAGGTAATGTCATAGCAAGCTTAGGATCACTTGTTTGTTCCGCCATTCTCGCCAATACTTTTTGACGTGGAGCATAAGCTAAAGGAACTTTAATTTTTTTTAATACTTTACCATTAGAATCTGTTTTATGAACTTCTAAGTCATTGAACATAGAGCCAAATACAGACACCATCCTACGGGTTGACTGATTGTACCAATGATTCTCAAACATTATGGATCTCCAAACGGATTAGATTCACTAAAGTCTATAACATCATCACCAACAAATTCGAACTCATCATTATCGGCATATGGATCTCTGTTATATTCAGTCTTAGTGGTGCCAGTTAAGTCAACCATAATTTCCCTTGAGCTACCGGATGTTTGACCAACAAGTAACCGTGTAGCATGTACTGCATGTTGCATAAAGGTTCCATCTCCGTTTGTTGATTGGTGTGGCGATACAATTGTTACT